GTGAACGACGGCGTATCCGGCGCAGAGTAATCAAAGCGGCGTAGCTCGCCTGACTTGAAGAACGGCCAATAGGCCGGAACGAAAAGTTTATCCGCCACAGCGCACCTTATCCTTTGCTAGAGCTAGTCTTGTCTGCGCCGCCCTTGGCGTAATACCAAGGATATGCGCGATGTCTTTACACTTAAAGCCTTTGCGAAACAGATCATATACCTGTTGTTCTTTGGGCGTTAGACGTGTTGCATCATTCCAAACTTTACGTTCGGCCATCTTCTTATCTTTCTGTTTAGGAATTAACGGGGCGGCCCGATGTCACGCGAATACCGCCCCGTCTTATTAGCCTCGACGGCGGCGGGTCGTGTTTGCCGATTCCGTAGGTGGAGCTACGTCTTCAGCGCCTTCGCCATCAATGCTAATCCATTCGACCACATCAAACACAGGCGTATATATCTTGCCATACGTCTTGTGTGGGTAGTGGTCGCTTAACAGTTTTACAACTGCAACCAATTTAGATGGATCTTTGTCAGCTTGATCCGCAACCTTGATCGCCAGCGCGTGCATCGAACGCTTGCCGCCAACTGACGTTGTAGCAAAACGAACTTCTAAGCCCTTATCTTCGCCCGTTAAACACTTGAGCGAAACGCCGACTTGTGGTTGCCAACCAGCCGATGCGCCTGTGGGCGGTGGATCAAGTTCAGGAAGCGGATCAGCGATGTTAACCATCTTCTCCGCAAGAACTTCACCCGTTCCCCAAGCGATATAACCATGAACGAACGAATAGGGATTGATCGCCCATAGTGTATCCTTCTCAACCTCCGTTTGATCCGCGCCATAAACCCAATGACCCGTGCGATCCATCTTAAGAATTACGGAACCAACAGGCCCGACATCCGCTTCAATAGCGCGCAATGCAGTGGACAATGACTGCGGTGAAGGAAGATTCGCACCACCAAACTTTACTATATTTGACATCTTATTTTACCTTTCAGTTTAAACCTTCGGTTAATATCCGATTAACTTCGGACATAGGAATGAGCACGCGCCTACCAATGCGGATCACTTTAATCTTACCAGACACATTATATTTCCAGAATGTTGCTGGACTAATACTAAGCGCCTCGCAAAACTCTTTGACCGACATCGTTAGTTTAGTGTCCATTACTTTACCTCAAGTTTAGAAAAGGCCCGACGAATGTCGGTGCCTATTTGCACCACTGACGGGCGCGGATCTGACTCCGGCGCGATAGTGTTGCCCGATGAGATAGCGGCGACGTGATCTTTAGGTAATGCCAACTTATGCTTTTTAAGCGCCTTTTCGGCTTTCGCTGGCGAGATCAACGCCGTCTCTATCAATTCCGAATCATCAAGTCCCATTTTTCTAAGAGCTTCCAGTGCGCCCTCTTCGTCAACCCACTGTCTGATCGCGCGCTTTGGCACAAGTTTGAAACCGGGGATTGTGATGTTGTTTTCAAGCGCCTGTTGCGCCATTTCACGAACGGCTTTAATCCAATCTTCAAGACGGTCTGCCATAATAAGCGCATTGCTGTAGCCTTCAGGCGTTATGTTGTTAAGTTGTGTTTTCAAGGCGCGCTCCACTTCGCCAGAGAGTAATGGACACATAGCTTTTGCCGCACACCATCGACACCAATCGCCTGCGTTAAGCGGCGCGTTAGGCATGAACGCAAGCTGCACAGCGTCGTAAAGATCGCGCTCAAACTGTTGGATGCGCTCTTTAGTCGTCGTCCAAACGCGAACGCTTGGCGGCTGAACTATGTAAAGTTTTACCTCATCCGTTCCCTCAAACGCCCATTTCGTCTCTGGCGTTCGCATGGCTGCGGCGGCGTAAAAAAGAAGCTGATCATTTTCTTCGGGAAAGACTTGAACCCAATCACCAAACTTCCAATCAACCAGAATTGTAGTAGACCGTAAACGACCAAGAAGGTCACAGGAGCCAAAGACGTTTGCAAGAAAATCCCCAAAATGCACCCGACATTCCGTTTGAAATTCGAGTTGGTTATCTGGATCAATTTCGCCTAATGCTGCAATGGCAAAATCAAGTTTAGCGCGACCCTCAACACTAAGAGGAAGATCATCTGCATTAGCATCGAAGGAAAGAACTTGGTGAACCGCGTCATGTAGTTTCGTTCCATCGTCAGCGTATTTAGATGAGGGTTTAGGAGGTGCGTTCTGGCATAGCTTCACACTGCCAGGACACTGAAGGACGCGCTTCGCAGTCGAACCGCCGACTATAGTTGAGTGAGCCATAAAATCAATCCTCGAAATGATACGATATTGTCGGCGCTTTTTTATTGCGCCAATCCCAGATAAACCACGCATGATTAAAAGATGGCGATGATTTGCTATCTTCAAACCATTGAATACGCTTAGTTAATACAAGTTTTTGCTTATATGCCTTATGATCGGCAAACAAATGTCGTCGTGATTTAGCGTGATCAAAATCAGTTCTCAACAGCATAGCAACAAAACCGCTATCATCCATAAGATCCAAGGCACGCTCTATAAATTCTGTCGCTTTTGTATATGGTGGGTTTGTTATAATAGCGTCTATGCCCGAAGCATCTAAATAAGTTTGGTTTAAAAAATCAGTTCCTGTTTGTATGTCAGACATATAGTCAGCGTTCAACACACGCGCCATTTTACCCGACCCGCACGCTGGTTCCCATATCAATGCGTCTTTAGGTATGCGCGGCAATAGCGCCGCTGTTACCCACTCAGGCGTTTCATATTGATCAAACGCAACGCGGGCGTATCCACTGTCTCTTTGGCTCATTGCACTGTCCCTTCGATGCAAAGAGACTAGACTGTAAAACAATTTTATGCAACAAGTTTTTCATGGTTGATTTGGAAAAAGATGTGGAACGCTACTTTGTCAAGACAGTTCAATCACTTGGCGGCGTCGCGTTTAAATTTAACAGTCTCTCAAACCGTGGCGTTTCTGACAGAATTGTCTGTTTACCCAATGGCGAGACATGGTTTGTAGAACTGAAAAAGGACGGCGGCAAGCTATCCGCATTGCAAAAGTTGTTTGCCGACGACATGCGTAAATTGAATCAGCGTTATGCGTGCCTTTGGAACCGCGAACAAGTGGACAGGTGGGCTTGTGAAATTACGACCGTATCAAGATGAAGCCGCAGACTTTTTATTTGCGCGCGACCGCGCAATGATTCTTGCGCCAGTAGGCGCGGGAAAGACCGCGATCACACTGACGGCAATGACTGAACTGCTTGCGCGTGGTCTTGTTGATCGTTGGCTAGTGCTTGCACCCAAGCGCGTCTGCACTGATGTCTGGCCTGTTGAAGGCAAGAAATGGTGTCCAGAGTTTGAAATCGCCGTTGCCGTCGGAACGCCAGCGCAACGCAAAGCCGCCTTTGATTCAGACGCTGACATCGTGGTTACAAACTATGACAATATTACTTCACTCGATCTTAGTAATTTTACTGGCTTTGCTGGCGTTGTATTCGACGAACTTACGAAGTTAAAAAACCCAAGCGGTAAAAGGTTTAAACACCTATGGGGCTTGATTGATAAGTTTAACGTGCGTTGGGGTTTGACAGGATCGTTCACGTCGAACGGCCTCGAAGACGTGTTCGGCCAATGCAAGATCATAGATCAAAAATTATTAGGTCGTAGCAAAGGCGCGTTCCTGCAACAACACTTTCATCTTATAAACCGCGAGTTTAACCAGTGGGCACCAAACAGTAACGCGCTTGAATATGTGATGGCCGCGATCAAGCCTGTGACTTATGTGCTTGAGCCTGGGGAATACAAAGACAAGTTGCCACCGCTCAACATTGTGAAGATGCGCTGTAGCATGGACGATTATGACGTTTATCTTGCCATGAAAAAGAAATTTGTTTTGGAGTTACGCGAACAAGTGATTTCCGCGCCGACAGCGGCGGTAATGACTCAGAAACTGCAACAGCTCGCGGGCGGGTTCGTTTACGGCCCAGAAGGCCCGACGCGGATTTCAGACCACAAGTTCGACATGCTAGAAGATATTCTTGACGAAAACCAACACGACAACACAATCATTGTCTACAATTACCAAGAAGAACTTGCTGAACTCAAACGACGTTATCCACAACTCTCTACAATGGACGACAAAAACGTCGTTGACAAGTGGAACAAAGGTGAACTTGAGCTTTTGGCTCTGCATCCAAAGAGCGCAGGTCATGGGCTGAACCTGCAACACGGCGGCAATAAAATGATCTGGCTGTCATTGCCGTGGTCGCTAGAACTTTATGAACAGACAATCGGGCGCATACATCGCGGCGGACAGACAAAAGATGTTTGGTGTTACCTCATCATGTGTAATGATACTATTGACAGTGGGATTTTAGAGGCGCTGCATAACAAGCGCAAAATAGCGGAGTTAGCCTTAGATGAATTGGCGTGAACTAAACGAAGTTATCAACGGCTTTACAGAACAAGAGGTATGGAACCTTTTGGCGGACGAGCGCCGAAACGCTCGCAGGTCAACGGTGCTCATCAGATTACATCAGCGATTTACAACGCTGCGTATGATGCGCGAACGGGCCGAATTAATAGGGGAACTAAATGAATCCGCACGATCTACTACAACAAGCCAGCGAAATCATAAGCGAGCGCGGTGAGAACTACGGTGGAATCGAAGATAATTTTCAGCTTGTTGCTGATTTGGCATCTTTGCGCTTGGGCCGCGATATTCACCCCTTTGAGGTAGCGACTATCATGGTCTGCGTTAAGAATGCGCGCGCCTTCAGCGATCCGACGCACATCGACAGCCGCCTTGACGCGATGAACTACGAGGCGTTTGCGGCGATGTTCGCTAATGACTATGTGAGTCAGAAGCAGGGATCCGACATCGGTTATAAGAAGCGCGCCAATCTAACGCCCGCGAAGAAAGAAGAGTTAAAGCCTGCACGCCGCGCGGAGCTTGCCGTAATCGACGATAAACTGAGCCGTTTCGGATCCACGGAGCCGCCTAAGTTCGCTGGCAACGGCGCGCTGTTGAGCGACTGAGTATTGAGCGAGTGGCGGACACGATCCGCCGCTCGTTGACTGGCAGCTAGAAAGTGCCGTTGTCGAGATCAGTAGCAGTATCGTCCACGGTTTTAGGGGCCATGACAACATTGGTCTGTCGTGCTTTCAGTTTAGCTTGCAGATCCATACGACGTGTGACTTCCTCACGCCGCCCACGATCATAAGCATCAGCGATTAACATTTTAACGCCGCCGTA